CGCTCAACTGACCAACGACCATTCGAGTCAACGTCAAGATCGAATGTGCCTGGTGTAGCAGTTGAATGAGCACCAGTCTTAGCAACCTTGTAGATTGTACGAATGACTTCGCGGTTAATTTCGTTCAGGATTTCCTGAGACAGAATGTTTGAGAGTTCCGACTCAGCATCAAGACCGTGAATTGCCTTGAGATCCTGTGCCAGTTCAACCGTGTACTCTGCCTTTAGAGCGCGGCTCTTAGCAGTTACGGTTGTCTTCTCAATTGAGAATGCCATCTCGCCGAAAGAACCACCACCATCTGTGCCCAGAGCTTCTGCATCAGCAGTTGCTAGACCGGTACCAGTTGTGTAGCTGCCTTGAACTGGGTTTGAACCAGCGTGTGAGCCAGTACCAGAGAAGTCAGTGTCGGCTTCGTTGAAGAGTGCCTCATCTCCAGACTGCGAACCATAGCGCGACTTCATAGCGAAGATCAAGCCAGTTGGACCAGTCATTGGCTGAACGCCAGCAACGTCATATGCCATTAGATTTGGCAGTGAACGGCGAACCAGTGAGATAAGAATTGGATCATAGCGGTCGATTGCCGAAGCGCCCGAACCTGCGATGTTGTTTGCTGGGACGGCCTCAAACAGGGCAGCCTTTTCCTCGCGCAGTGCCTTCTCTTGGTTCTCGAGGACAACAGCGGTTACGGCTCTCTTGTAAGGGTCCTTAATCTCGCTCAGACCTGAATGGTTTAGAACGGGTTCCCACTTTTTCTGTAATTGCTCTGAAAGAAACATGTAGTTTTCTCCTTTTACGGTGTTAATCAATACAACTTATTTATAAAATTTTAAACTTTAGCCATTTTGTTGAGTGCATCAACATATTTGCTGACAGTAGATTCGTCTAAAAACTGTTCTGTATTATCGTCTACTAGTTTGTCCTCAGAAACAAATGTCTTCTTAGGAAAATAGTTTTCTTTAATTACATTAAGTTTTTCTTCAAAGATATCTGCATTCTCGAATTCTACATCAGTAATTAATGACTTGAACTTTTCAGCATCGGTCTTAGCAAGACCTTCCGCAACAACCGAAAATACGTTGTTCTTTTGGAGCTCAATGTTATTATTATGCAGTTCTACATTTGCAGAAATTTGCTCGTCTAGCTTGGTCTGTAAACCAGCTAATTTTTCTTGCATTTCACCTAGTACATCATATTTTTCCTCGGGAACTTCGATATAGTGTTCTGAGAACAACTTCTTCATTCCGTCAATGAAAGACTCAGTAATGTCGGCACGAAGACCCGATTCAATAGCAACCGCGTTGTCTTCTACCCACTTCTCAACAACATAATTTAAATACGAATCAACTTTATCTGTTAATTCTGCTTTATATTCTTCAATAAGAGTTGCTGATTCGGCAACCAACTCTTCTTCAATTTTTGATACTTTGTCGTTAACTCTAGCGGTAACAACAGCTTCAAAAATAGAAGATGCCTTAGCGCGGAACTCTTCAGTCAAATCTGAATTGCCATCAAAGAGTGCAGAGATGTCTGCATCAACTTCATCCGACTCAAGAGTATTGGCTTCTGCGTCAACCTCAACTTCTTCTTTGGCAACGTTGCCCTTAGATGAAGGTTGATTTACTACAGACTCAGTACCTTCTTTGTCGGTAAAGTTTGGAGCACTACCTGCACCACTTTGACTAATTGTACCTTTATTGTCGTGAATTGATGCAGCTTCCTTGGCGCCAGGATTTTCAGTTTCCTGATCTCTTTCTGAAGAGATGGTTGCGTCCTTAGAATCTCCTTGCTTTGGAGGAGTTGCGTCACCGGCTACCTTAGCTGGAATTGAAGTGTCTTTACCCTTGTCTGCTCCCATAGGACCAGCCGAAGGAGAAGACTCTGAACTTCCCTGCTTAGGATTAGTTGTATCACCAGTTTCAGCAAGCTGCTTTCTTGATTCTAGCAGTTCTCTGATTTTGCTCTCTACACTCATTGTTTTCTCCTAATATCGGACTCTATTCTTTATTTATAAAAGTTTTATCTTACAGATAGATTATGTAAGAATTTACTAAAGATTTCCAGTTTGGCCTCTTCAAGTTGCTTTTTGCTTGCCTTCCTAATAATCTTTTTTGACATGTCGCAATGCTGTTCTGTCCAAACACCATTAACAACAACCCATTCTTTATTTTCCATAATACCTCTTACGAAAGCATCTGGTGCTGATGGGTCAGCAACAATATCGGCCGCTGTGGCAAGATGGAAATCATCTTGCACAACTTGAATTCCATCTCTATCTTCTTTAAGAGTGCCCAAACCTCTTGACGAAACTCCAAGTTGACCACCAGACTCAATTAAGCCTCTGGCAATATTACCCATAGGAGTTTCAGTAATTTTTGCGCGACCAATCCAATTATCGCCGTCTCTTCTTAATTCAGTTACAATATGTGAGACTCGATCTAAATTAATTGATGGACCATCTGGATGTCCTAGTTCACCGAAAGCACGATTGTTTTCTACTGCCTCTTTCATGTAACGAGTGACTTCTTTTTCCATAACATTGCATGGATATTTACGACCGTTACGATTTGCAATATTAGACTGTAAAAATACACCTTCAATGTAAAGGTTCTTTTTACCAGATTTATCTTCTGTGATATAACGAACGTTGTCGTTTACTTCGGTAATAAGTTTCATTAACCTAGATCCCCTTGGTTTTGATGATCATAAGGTCCATAACCAGAAATCTTTACCATTTCAAGAATTACAGTGCCGCCATTACCGCCTGTAAAAGTCACAACAATATCTGAACCAGACTCTTCATTATCAGAGAAGCCAGCAAAATCCAACCAACCAGCACCCTGATCATTTAGTGTCCATAAAACTTGACCATTTCTGGTAATTGTACCAGCAGCACCCGTTGAAAGCGAAAAATAAATCGACTTAATATGAACTACTGGTGTACTGGTTGTTTCTGTAGACTTTTTGAGTGTTGTGGCGAGAGCAATGGTGCCAGCTCCAGTACCACGAACCTTTACCACGCCGTGTACCTGAGTTAGTTTTAAAACTGAAACTGTTGCTGCCATGTATATCCCCTACTTTACCTTATTATTCTATCAGACGATTTTCTTTGCCTTCTTTGAGCGAAGTTTATTAAAATCATCGCCGTCAATTTTACCATTTTTATTAGCATCAATCTTATGTTGATCGCCAGTTAATTCTTCTGATGCCAATTTGGCAGCTATTGCCATTTGGCGGCGCTTTTCTGGAGATTTGCCCTTAAATTGTGGTGCATCCGACTTCTTGAAATCTTTGATTACATCGCCCATTTTGGCTTTTGCCATATTGATGCGTTCTTGAAGCTGTTTATACTTGATCATTGATTTCTACCTGTTGTTCTGATTCTATTTCTGCAACACCAATACTTTCACTTTCGTTATCTGGGTTGTCCATATCGCTGGTTTTATCACCATCGTCAAATAAATCAGAAGCATATTCAGTACGAAGAGCATCTAATTTTTCGCCAACTTTAATATCCATAATTTGATTAAAAGCACTTTCTGAATCAGAAAGTGTTCCATCTTGTATACTATTTATAAGATCGGCTACATTAACACTAGGTATGTTATCATTTTCACTCATTTTAATATCTCTCCAAGTCTTTTTGCATTGTTGAGTTCATAGGTTGTTGACCTTGCTGTTGAGGAGGTTGTCCTTCCAACGGCGAATAATCTGGAGGAGAGACTTCAGGTATCTCAGAATCGTTTTCATCTTTGATTTCTGCAATCTCATCGTCTGAAAGTTTTAAAATTTCTTTTTGAATATATTGTTTACTATATAGCGTACCAATAAATGGTGCCGCGGCAGTTAAGATTTCTAATCTAGACTGCATAATTTGCTGTTCTTTTGATTCTGTATAGAAAGCATCAGTTGCATACTTATATTGAATTTGATCCTTTATTGACAACCAATCTTCATCGGTAATAATGCCCTTGAGAATCAACTGAGTTTTTAATAAATCATCAAATAATAACGCAAATCGTCTACGAAGTTTTGCTACAAATTTGGCAAACTTCCACTCATCGCGATTAATTTCTGCCGCACGACCAAAATTTAGACCAGTTACTTGCTGTAATCTAGAAATGGGCACATTCAGCGATTGATAAAGTTTAGTTTGGAAGTATTCGATATCTCCCATTTCGCCAAGACCCTGTCCACCAGGTAGAGTTTCAATCTGGGTTCCTCTACCACCTTCGCGGCGAGGTAGCCAGAAATCTTCAAGCATTGACATGAACTTTTTATCGTCACGAATTTCACCAGTATTAGAATCGTATACAACCTTGTTACGATACTGATTCATGATGCCTTTAAGATATTGTTCGGCTTTAATTTTAGGAAGATTGCCAACGTCAACATAGAATACTCGGCGCTCTGGCGCTCTAGTAATACGATAGATAACGGCAGCATTTTCCATCATGCGCAACTGATTTGCTGGACGAATAGCCTTATGTAGATATGACAGAGGCATATTTCTGTCCATGTCCTTCAAGCCAGAAGGAACAAAACAGATCGCATCTTTTTCAATACGCATGGCTCCTCCAGTGCTTAAACCAGCTTGACCCGCTGGTTGAAAGATTTTACCTGGAACTAAGCCGCGATCATTGTATACAAAATATTCTTTGATATCTTTAATAAATTCTACGCCAGTAGTTACATCTTTCTCTCTAATAATTTCTCGCATTTTTTTAATTTTACGAGGATCGATGTACCTAACATCTGCAATTCCATCTTTAGGTTTTGCTGTGTCTATTACCTTATGAAAGTACAATCTGCCGTCAATATACCAGTGTCTAAAATAATCCTGGGCGCGCAGATTAAAATCCAGCATTCGAAGAATGTATTCAAATTCGGTTTGAATGTCTTTTTTAATTGAAGCGGAAAATTTAACATCATCTAAATTAATAGTTACTGGTGGTTCATCGTCTAAATTTGCTATTGAATCATTAACAATATCATCAATAGCTGTGTCAATATCAGCTTGACCCGCAATTTCTCTATACTTGCGAATCAACTCAATTTCATTATTTGCTATTCCGTCAATATCAAGATATGTACCATAATATCCACCCGCACGGATGGTTTCTACACCGCCATCGTCCGTAGGTGCCACAAACGATTTTACTGTCTGTGGCACCTCGGCTTTTTCAATAGTATATCCAAAAATTTTCATCAAATATCCAATCAAAAGTCAAGCAGGGTTATAGCCCCGCTTGGCCCGAACCGCTTTCGTATGTGTAATACTGATATTGGAAAGTTACTGTGAACTCTTCAACGGTATCATTTTGACCATAATTCAAAGCAATTTCAGAAACGTTGATTGGGAAGGCACCCTCAAGGGTGTATGTTGCCAATGCACTTTCAGAATCGCCCTGCTCTCTAGTCAACTGCTCAACAATAAGCTGCTGAGTATATGATTGCCAATCGGTAACACCTTCGTTTGAATTTGCTCCGTTGATCATTTCCATCCAATTCATCAATGCTCCGTGAATTGTGAAGGCATTATCATTTACAATTGTTACTGTAAATGGATCAAACGTGCGTTCACCAGCAAACTTAATTTCGCGACCGCGGTATTGAACAACGGTAGGATTAATGTTTGATGATGGCAAAGATGCACCTGTTACCAAGAGATTGTAATCTCCCAGTGAACCATCTGGAGTCGTTAGGGTAATTCTGAATTGGTTTGCTCTTACGCCACCATTTCCTAGTAACCCTTTAAATGTATCAAGCTGCATGATAGTCTCCTATTTCTTTGTATTTATTCGGGTTATTAGGCGCCAATCTCATCGAACGAAACCGAGGTACGAACCGCGACAAAGTTCAGATAGATGAAATTAATCGAACGAGCAGGCTTAATATAGATGTCTGCTACGAATTCGTTACGGTCAATAACTTCTCCAGTATTATTTGTTTCGTCACAAACAACACGGAAGTCGTAAATACCGCGGCGACCTTGAACATCGCGAAGGAAAGGCTCAACCATTGAGCGGAACTGTGCGCGAGTAAACACATCGTTGAACTCGAACAACTGATACTTCGCTGCGGTTGCAATTGCCTTTTCTAGAACGATGAATAGACGGCGAACGTTGATGCGATCAAATGCTGATGGCTTAGTTAGCTGCGTCTTATCTCCGTACAGAATTGTGCCTTGACCTGTGAATGAAACAACAGGATTGACGTTTGACTTATAGAGAGTATCACGCTCAGTCTGATCTGGTGACCAGATTAGCTTGATGATATTCTTTACTTGTCCGCGATTATAACCAGCGGGTGACCACCAAGGATCATTTGTCTGATCGGTACGGGCACAAAGTCCTGCGGTGTCCGCATTTAGAGGAACATTGACGTATGCATCGTTATAAACATCGTACTGGACTTTCCAGCCAGAATCCATAACTGCATAAGATGTTGCTCTATTAACTGTGTCGTTGCGATAAGCGACAACATCATCAGCTTCGGAACCAGCATTATTCTTAACAGCAGCCAGAGGAGGTGAGAAGAATACCATGCAATCCAGTCTAGCTAAGGCAACGTTGTCAATTGCATATTGGACTACAGATTCAGAATGACCAGCAGTTAAAATTAATGAAATGTCATACTTGTCTTTGTTAGCAAAGATTGCATAACCAGTCTCAAGGTCTCCATCAGATGGTGCGTCTCCATCAGCAGCACCTAAAAGTGTTGCTGCTAAAGCGTCAGCAAGTGAGACGAATGTTGTTGCTGGTGCAGAACTTCCCCAGTTTCCCATATCTGCTGGATGATCCATCCACCAAACATACTGTGACTGCTGATTCAGAACATCTTTGTAGTAGTTTGTTGAGCCATCAGACAGTTTTGCTTGACCTGCTTTTGAAACATAAGCAAATTTTTCAAGTACTGTGCCTGCTGTGCCTGAAATATTACCAGCATAATCTAAAATGAGAATATGCAGTTCGTCATTGCTGGCAGCTTTAGACGTTGCCCAGGCTGATGTGCCTGGAGCCGAATCGAAATATCCTTTGTAATCCCAGTCAGCAAACGTATCTGCGTCTGCCATGTGAACTTGAATTCCGTTACCCATCAAACCAGGATATTTTGCAGCAAAAGCACCAACACTGCCTTCTCCGTTTGAATAGGAATTATCATAATGTGTTTCGTTCTTAATCAGAAGACCTGTTCCTGGTGCACCATTACCAGAAGTGGCATTCTTGGCGTTTGAGTGTACGACACGAACAATCTGAAGATTGTTGCCGTAACCCAAAAAGTTTGCTGCCGTAAACCAATCAACTAAATTATATCCAGGCTTTGGTTTGCCAAACTGCTTGACAAGATTTACCTCGCTGGAAATCGTCTTAACTTGTTCTGCAGGTCCCCAAGCAAAAGCTCCAACAAATGCACCGGCGGAACTAGAAACCGCGGGGATGATATTTGTTAGATCCTTTTCAGTTACTTGAACGCCTGGCGATAATTGAAAAGCCATATTCTTCTCCTCGTTTAATATAAACTAATGACAAAACCTATTTTGCCTATTGAAACGTTTATACAGTTATTTATAAAAATTATGTTTTTTAATTTGAACCTGCTGCTACTTTCCACAAATCGCCAGATTCAACAAAGTAATCATCCTCAACCCCACTATTTATCATTCCGAATGGAGTTAATTCTTCCTCAATTTGTTCCATTTGATCTCCGTACATCTTCTTACGAATATCAACATTCGTCATATCTCTAAAATAAGGATTAGTTGTAGTCCATGCAAATAGTACTAGACTCATAACTATATCATCAAAATAACCATCATCTGCCATCCAAGATCCTTGTTTTTCGATGAAGGTGGAAAACTCAGAGATAGCCTCGGCATCAAAAACAAGAAGTTTCTTTTCTTCCAAAAGAGATTTCAAAGCAAAGCATCCTTGACGTTTTACTTGCTTAGTCATTCTTACTCCTCTATGGGTCTTGGAAGAAAACCCAGGAGTTAACCATTGTTTGGTTTGAGTTTTTACTGTCGTTAGAATATTATCATACTCTAATTCCATATGTAAAATATCTGAAATTTGTTGACCTATATCATTAATCTCAACTAAAACATATGCTTTATTATAATCATTTCCAACTTTAGCAATAATATTTGGATACAATAGGGGAGCAATAGAGTTGTTTCTATATCTAGCAACGACTCTATATGGTGCTTCTGTAACGTCCACAACAGTAAATGCGGAATAATCGCCACCTACACCTCTAGCAGTATCTACACCCATAGCATAGATATGATTTGGAATAGGTTCTTCATAAATTGCCAAACCATCTTTCGTGTGTATAGGATCCACAGAACTCATAGCACCCAAAGTTTTGGCACTAATTAGCGTGTTAC